ATGAACCTCCCCAGCCCCTTCGCCACCGCGTGCGTCCGCGTCCGCGACGAGATCCTCCGCGCCGACGTCATGCAGCACCGCGCCTCCCAACTCACCGAAACGAGAACACGATGAGCATCGACCATCACACCCCACTGTTCAACGAGCTGGCCGCCGAGTTCGGCGACATCTCCTACACCGAGTTCGACCGGGCCGCTGACGAAGCGGTCGCCCTGACCCAGCCCGCGACGAGGTCCTGGTCGACGGTGCAGGCGTACGCGTGGACCTTCGCACCCGGTGCCACCCTCGGCGGCATCGGATGGATCGCGCTGGTCACCTCATGAGCGGCGAAAGCGCGCAGGCGCGGGAACCCCTCACGCACGGCGAGATTCGTGCCATCGTGCGCGAGGGAGGGAACTTCAGACTCAACGTCGATGCGGTGCTGCGTGTTGCACTTCGGCATTCAGCCCCGCTTTCGGATGAAGACCGGAGTATTGGTCTAGCGCTGTTCGAGCTTCTCGATACGCGTACCGAGGTCGTTTGCAAGGTTCTCGAGCTGCTTGAATCCGCCGAGAAGCGCCCCGAGGCGTGCGATCGCAGCAAGGGCGTAAACGCCGTGATCAACGCCGGTGTGGCCCGAGTCTTCCATCGTTCTCACAACCCCACTGGTGATAGGGGTGTTGGTGCGGTCGCCGATGTTGATGAACGGGTCGTCGTCATCAGCGACCCGAATCAGGCTCTCGAGGTTCGCGATCGCCGCGACGATGGCGGTGATGATCTCGTCGTCGGCGACTCCGGGCGCTTGGAGTGCGTTGATGAGTTGCTGAGTGTCGACAAGGTGCGGCCTGGTAGCGAGGTGCGAGAACCGTCCGTCAGTCACGAGTCTTCTCCTTCGGTTGATGGTTGTGGTGATCACACCGTAGGAGATGGGCAGGCTGCCGGGGGCAAAACACGGCCCTCGGCGGCCGAGCAATCAGAGGGTTCACGCTCCTCTTCGGCAATGCCCATTTGCGAAAGCATTCTGAATATCCATCAGGTCAGCGCGTTACGCGCCACCGTGAAACGTGCTGAAGCCGAGTTGCGTGTGGCCTCCGCCGAAGCCGATCTCAAGCAAGCCCGCGCCGACCAACTCGAAGCGATGCAGTACGCCCCTGACCCCGAGTCCGACTGGGGTGCGCGGGCTGACCGTGACCGTGACGCCGCGATCGACAAAGCGAACGGGGTGCGGTGATGAAGACTCTGACAGCGACGCAGGCGGCAGCGATGTGGTCCGACCTGCGCGGCCACTTCGTCAACGCCGAGCGGAAGATCATCGAGATCATCGAAGCCCGTGCGTGGGAGCCGTTGGGTTTCGAGTCGTTCGCCGAAGCGTGGGCGTCGAAGATGGCCGGGGTGCGCCTGGCGACCGATGAGGTTCGGGCGCATGTGGTCTATGCGATGTTCGACGGCGGGATGGATGACGAGCAGATCAACGCGAATCTTGGTGTTGGGTCGGGTGTCTCGGATCGTCAGGTGAAGGTTCTTCGGCGGCAGCGGTCGAATGGGGTGCCGGTGTCGTTGGCGTCGACCGTGGTGCGTTCGCACTACCGGCGGCGGCCGTCTGAGCCGAGGACCATCCGCGTGGAACTGCATTCCGCCGAGTATGCCCGGTATGTGGCTATCGCTAAGGATCTCGAGCGGGACGTGGCTGACATTGCTACGGAGGCTGTGCGGTTGGCGTTCGGGGAGTTGGCATGAGTGACAAGCCGATCCCGCACGGGACAACAACCGGGTACAGCCGCTACAAGTGTCGGTGCGAAGGATGTAAGGCCGCGTATGTCGCATACAAGCGCCGCTACCGCGAGGCGAATCGCGAGGCCATAGCGGAACGCGACCGCCGCTACCGCGAGGCGAATGGCGAGGCCATAGCGGAACGCGACCGCCGCTACTACGAGGCGAATCGCGAGGCCGTGTTGGAACGCCGCCACCGCTACTACGAGGCGAATCGCGAGGCCATAGCGGAACGCATGCGCAGCTACCACAAGGCGGCGGGCGATCAGATCAACGCCCGCAGTCAGCGTCGGAACGCGCTCACCCGCGACAATGCCACCCGCGCATGGATGCCCTGGACAGCGGAAGAGGATGCAGTTGTCATGGATTACGACCTGACAACCATCGAGGCCGCATCAATCCTCAAACGGACGCTGAAAGCGGTCAACCGGCGCCGCCACTTCCTCAACGCGGCGGTCGGGGTCGCGTCATGAAAGACCATCGCCCGGGCCTGCTCGCCGACCTCGACGACGGAACCAACAAGACGATCATCGCGGTCGAACCCGGGCTGAACGGCAAGCCCGTCGTCGCGATCGAGTGCTACAGGCGCGACCACGACTTCGACCCCGTGGTCGTCTACCGCACCGCCATCCCCGCCGCCGCAGCCCTTGCCCTCGCCGCCGGCATCCAGAACCAGCTGAAGGAGCACACCGCATGACCGCTGAGATCCAGGCGCACACCGACGCCGACCTTGCCTACCAGGCCGTGATGCTCAAGACCATCCTCGACCTCGTGACGGTCCGTTTCAAGGCCGTGAAAGCCATTGCCGACGAGCAGTTCCCGAAGGGTGCCAGCATCCCCGCCCGTCAGAACATCGACGGCCAGGACGTGAAGCTGGGCCGTGTCATCAAGGCGGACCCGAAGCCGATAGCGAAGATCGTCGACCGAGACAAGTTCCATGAAGCCTTGCGCACCCTGCACCCCGAGGATCTGAACGTCACCGTGCAGCTCGGCGATACGGCGGAGATCGCCGCGGTCCTCGCCGATCACGGGCGCGAGGATCTGTTCACGGTTGTCGAGGTCGTGCCCGAGTGGATGGAAGCGGCGAAGCTGCGCGAGGCCCTGGCAGGCCGCAGTTACCCCGGTGTCGAGGTCGTCACCCCTGGTGGGGTGGTGTCGGCCCGGGCGGAGGAGGCGGCGAAGGATCTCGTGCGGGAGTTGCTGTCGGGTTCGACGGTGCCGCTGCTCGCGATCGAGGGCGGTGCGGCATGAGCATCGAATTCGCCCCCGCCACCAAGAAGGCATCGAAGGCGCGCATCGCCCTGTGTGGCCCGTCAGGGTCGGGCAAGACGTACACCGCCCTCACCTTGGCAACTGCCCTGTCTGACCGTGTGGCCGTCGTCGACACCGAACGCGGTTCCGCCTCGAAGTACGTGGGCCTCAACGGCTGGCACTTCGACACCGTCACCCCCGACCGGTTCTCCCCGCTGTCCCTCGTCGAGACGCTCGGGGTTGCCGCCGGCGCCGGATACGGGGTCGTCGTCATCGACTCCCTCTCGCACTACTGGATGGGCGCCGACGGAATGCTCGAGCAGGTCGACAAGCGATCCGGGGCAAACAAGTTCACCTCCGGCTGGAAGGCAGTCGGCCCGGAGGAAAAGCAGATGATCGATGCGATGTTGACCTACCCGGGGCATGTGATCGCCACGCTCCGCACGAAGACGGAGTACGTCATCGAGGAAAACGAGCGCGGAAAGAAGGAACCGAAGAAGGTCGGCATGAAGCCGATCCAGCGCGACGGAATCGAGTACGAATTCGATGTCATCGGCGACTTGGATCACGAGAGCCGACTGACGATCTCGAAGTCGCGTATCTCCTCACTGTCCGGTCAGGTCATCAGTTCGCCTGGTGTCGAGCTCGCGGCCACGATCGCCGACTGGTTGGCCGAGGGCGAGCAGTCTCCGACGATTACCGAGTTCCGTGAGCGTTCCGAGAAGGCTGGGTCGGTCGAGGAGCTGAAGGCGCTGTGGGCTGAGGTCCGCGATCAGGGCATGGCGAACGCTCCCACGGTCGATGCGAGCGGCCGACCCACGGTGCTCGGCGATTTCATTGTGAGCCTGAAGTCGTCGGTCAAGCCCGAAGGCGGTCAGTGATGAGTAAGTGGGATTACGAGGACTGGCGCCATGAAGCGGCCTGCCTCGTCGTCGACCCCGAGCTGTTCTTCATCGAGAAGGACGACGAGGACCGCCACCAGAAGAAACTTGCAGCGCAGCAGATCTGCGCCAGCTGCCCAGTCGAGCCGCAGTGCAGGGACTTCGCGGCAAACACCGGTCAAGAGTATGGCATTTGGGGTGGGCAGGGAATGGGGCGCATCCCCAAAGCTGAGCGGACTCACTGCAACCACGGGCATGCACTCGAAGGCAACGTGCACATCAGCCCGGAGGGGCGCCGCCGCTGCAAGACATGCATGAAGCAGCAGAACGACCAAGCGCTGCAGCGTAAGCGTGAACTCCGCACGCGGAAGGCGGTGTCGGCATGAGAACCACAGGCTTCCCCGCGAAGGTTCGCAACCTCATCGACAACCGTGCCGACGGTGCGTGTGAGGTGTGCGGGCGAGCGTTCTGGGACGTCATTCACCACCGCCGGCCCCGCCGCTCCGGGGGTTCCCGCAAGGAGTCCACCAACCGGGCGTCGAACGGTATCGGGGTCTGCTCACGCTGCCACGACGTCATCGAATCCCGCCGGGAGGATTCCACCCGGGACGGGTTGTTGATCTCCCAGTTCGACCACCGCAAACCCGCCGAGATCGGTGCCGAACTTCGCTACGGGCGTGTGTTGCTCGACGACTTCGGCGGCATCCATGACCAGCAGGTGCCGTTTTGACCAGCGCCTATGACCTGTACGGGTTTTCGACTTACGACCCGGACATTCTCGACGAGCGGCACGCGCTGTCGTGTGCGGGGTGTCCGAAATGCCAAGACATCTTCTGAGAAGGGGAAAGCATGACCCGCCACGAACTGACCTCCCTCGCCCTCGCTGTCGCCATGTCGGCGGCGGGGGTGGCGGTAGGCGTCGCACTCATCACCGCCTGGGCGGCAGAACAATTCGAGAAGAGGCTGGCATGGGCGATCGTAGAGACCTAGAGGGATTGATCGAATGCACTGCGGAAGTGAATGACCGCAACGAGATCATCAACCTCGACCATGTTGTCGATGAGATCCTCGCCGCCGGATGGCGTAAGCGGCGCACCATCACCACCGTCGAAGAGCTCGACGCCCTGCAGACCGCGCAGTCGCTCATAGACGGCCCGGAAGATCCCGTCCCCGCCCTAATCCGCGACGCACAGGGCGTCAGCCATCAGCGGGACGTGTGCAACGCCGGAATGGACATCAAGCACGGCTGGTCCGCCACATGGGAGTCGTTCGGATTTGCCCGCGACTGTGCTAGCGAAGAGATCCCTCTGCCCGTCACCGTCCTGTACGCCCCCGAGGAGGGCGCATGAGTGCGGAGAGAATCGAAGGATTCGGAATCTATTGTGACGGTTGCGAAACCGAGCACGACGAGGGACAACCCGTATGGGACACCCCCGGCGAGGGGATTGACAGCGCCGTCTGTAGCGGCTGGTTCTACAGCAGAGAGAAGTATTTCGACCGAATTCTGTGTCCGCGCTGCCAAACCTGTGAGGTCTGCAAAGCGCCAGGGCATGAGGTGGACGGCCACCTGGTGTGCGAAGAGCACGAGGACCACGGCTTCACCCTTCCCGCCGCCGTCGCACCCTGGGACGGTCCCCGTGGCTAACACGATTCGCGAGGTGGCGGGGTACAACATCCGCACATCCGAACCCCGCAGCGAGTGGGCCGTTCGCTGGTGGGAGGACGACGGAGGCACGATCGAGCGTGTATTTCCGTACGGCATCTATCGCGAGCAGGCCGAGCAGCAGTTTCGGGATCTGCGCAAAACCGAGATCGCTCTTCGCCGAAAACTCGGAGAACCCGATTTCTCCTTCCACGCCGAACTTCTCACCCGCGAAATCCCTGACTGGACGATCGTGAAAGGACCCGCAGACAATGCCTGACCTGACCCCCGATGAACGCCTCAGAGACACCGTGACCTATCTCCTGTCAGCGGGCTACACCGCTGAGGACATCGACCAGGCCGCGAAGCTCCTCGAGGGCGGCGCCTCGTGATCACCGTCATCACCTGCCGCGGCATTGGTGAACCGCCCCCGTCCCCGATGCTCGAGAACGTCACGAAGCTGTTGGACCCCGAGCGGTTTCGAGTCGTGCCGCTGTGGTGGAGAGCGCAGTACGGGCCGGTGCCCGACCCGCAGGGTGTCTCGTTCGACGAGGCGCTACGCGATGGCCGCGACGAACTCCTATTCAAAATCCGACGTTCCCGGAATCCAGTGATCCTCGTGGGTTACTCGGCGGGTGCTGCGTTGGCCGGCAACGTGGCCGCCGAGATCGGAATGGGCGAGCACCCCGACATCGACCTACGCGGTGTCGGGTTGATCTCCGACCCGCTGCGCGACCCCATGAACGTCGTGAACGACGAGGCAGCGGGCTTCGGCATTGCGGGGGCACGGCACATCCCCAAGGGCCGCTTCCCCGTCTGGCAGCTCGCGGATCCAGCCGACGTGATCACCTGCTGCCCACTCGATTCGCCGCTACGCACGTTCGCAGACCAATCCGCTGCCTTCTCGCTCGCCGACCCGCAGGCGTGGGGCTCGGACATGATCGACCGCCTGCGGAAAAAGCGGTGGCAGCCCACCATCCGGGACTGGCGCAACATCCCTCAGGTGTGGTGGGCGTACACGCAGGCCATTTCCGACGCGAAGGGCTACCTCACCGACGACCACGTGTCCTATCACATCCGGAACTACCCCGGGAGGAACAGGACTTACACGGAATGGCTTGCCGACCGGATCAACCAGATTGAGGAGTGAGCATGAATCTGTTCGTTGACGATGAACGTCCCGCACCACCAGGTTGGCTTCTCGCGACGGGCTGGCGGGAAGCCACCGAGGTGCTGCGGATCTGCGCTGCGGCGGGGGTGGGGCTCGACGCTCTCTCCCTCGACCACGACCTCGGCATCGGCATCGGCATCGGCATCGGGGAAGAGACTGTGAGGCCGCTCCTCGAGATCATGCAGGCCCACACTTGGTGGCCTAGTGAGCTGTTCGTCCACACCGGCAACGAGGCCGCCGAAGCGCGGATGCTCGACTTCATTCGCACGCACGCCCCAGCGGGTGTTTTACGTGGGTGGGGCTGCAACTTTTGGGGCACCGGCCCGGACTCGCAGATTCAGAACTGGGAGCAGTCATGACCCACGACTGTGGCCGGTCCATAGTCGGCATCCTCCAGGAGAACGACGAGCTCACCGCTGAGCGGGATGCCGCCCGTGCCGCTCTCACCCGAGTGCGTGCCATCGCAGACGTGTGGGAGCGGGAAGCAAGTGATGGCGGCGTGTTGCCGGAGATCCGCCGTAGGCACGCCGCCGAGATCCGTGAAGCCGCACGGGAAGGCGGGAAGTGATGCGCGAGAAGCGGACCACCACAACGACAGACCGGGAGAACCATGCGGAGGCGTGCCGGCAGCGCGGATGGTTCCCAGGAACACTCCTCGAAGGCGATCATGGTCACGGTCCCAGCGTCATTCGGATCACTGCGCTCGGAGAGTCGGAGATTCTCGCCAGGATGGTTCGACACGACGGCGAACCAGTCGCTGCGCGAGAGCGCAACTGGACCCTTTCCTGCCGTGACTGGAAGCGGGTGGCCCAGTGACCGCCCAGCTCGACATGACGATCGGCTCACTGTTCTCCGGCTATGGCGGCCTGGACCTCGCCGTGCAGAAAGTATTCGGCGGCGAGGTTGCCTGGCACTGCGAATGGGACAAAGCGCCATCCGCGATCCTCGAACACCACTGGCCTGGCGTCCCAAACCTCCATGACGTCACTCAGGTGGACTGGGCCACAGTGCCGCCCGTTGACATCCTCACCGGCGGCTACCCCTGCCAGCCATTCAGTGCCGCCGGCCAACGGAAGGGAACCGACGATGACAGACACCTCTGGCCCTACGTCCGCGAAGCAATTCGCGTCCTACGACCCAGATTCACAGTCCTGGAAAATGTGGCCGGCCACCGGTCTCTGGGGTTCGATCGAGTACTCGCAGACCTGGCCGAAGACGGGATGCATGTCCGATGGGCAAGCGTTCGAGCTTCCGACGTCGGTGCCCCACACCACAGAGAGCGGCTCTTCATCCTCGTCACATTTCCCGACACCGAAAGCATCCGACGGGATCATGGGCAGGCCGAGAACTTCGGGCCGTCCGATCGAAAAATCCACGCATCTCGGAACGATCGTGACCTTACTACCGACACCGACAGCATCCGATGCGTCGGGCGGCGGGATGCATCCGAGCAAACGGGTGGGCCACACCCGGCAACTGATCGACTACATCCTCTTGACTGGGGACCGTACGACGCCGCTGTCCGACGGTGGGAACGATTGACCCGTCCGGCACCGGCTCCCACCGAACCCAACCGCAACAGCCGGCCACGACTGTCGGCCACGTTCGCCGAATGGATGATGGGCCTCCCCGCTGACTGGGTCACAGATCCGGCAATCGGACTCACCCGCTCCGAGCAACTCAAAGCCGTCGGCAACGGGGTTTGCCCACAACAAGCCACTGCCGCCATCCGGGCTGTCCTCGCCGCACAGGCGAGCGCATGAGGGTCACCTGCCCCGTCTGCCGGCGCCCTGTCGAGGCCACGGACACGACCGGCCGGGTGTGGTCGCACAACGACACAGCACGCGGCATGTGCCAGATGACGGGGCATTGCGTGCCCATCGAAGACGAACACGAGAGGAGGGCGGCGGCATGAGGATCCGCTCAATCAAGCCGGAGTTCTGGCGGTCGGACGACATCACGCCTCTCCCGATCGAGGATCGACTGCTGTTCATCGGCCTCTGGTCCTACGTCGACGACAACGGCGTGGGGCGCGACAAACTCGCGGATATTTGCGCAGACCTGTTCGCTCATGACCTTTCAGTGAGTCCTCACGGAACCCTCATGCGAATTGATGACGGCCTCAAGCACCTTCATGCAAGCGATCTCATCACCCGCTACAGCGTCGACGGAAGGCAGTTTCTGTACATCCAGAAGTGGAAGGCGCATCAGAAGATCAATCGCCCTTCGCCCGGACGGTACCCACCTCCTACCAGCGACGACGCCGTATTCACTGAATCCTCACTGAGTGCTCATGACATCGACAGTGAGGCTTCACTTCCCGGAGCAGGGGAACAGGGGAACAGGGGAACAGGGGAACAGGGGATAAAGAACTCTTGCTCACCGGCTGCGCCGACGAGCGAATATCCCGATGCGTTCCAGGACTTCTGGGACGAGTACCCACGCAAGGCGGGGAAGCGGAAGGCGCTCGCCGCATGGCAGCGCGCATGCCGGCGGGCGTCGGAGTCCGAGATCCTCGACGGCGCCGTCCGCTACGCCCACGATCCCAACCGCGCCGACCAGTACACGAAGTACGCCGAAGGCTGGCTGGGCGGCGACGGGTGGCTCGACGAACCACTCCCGACCCGACAGGACCTCCGTCCGGCCCTCGGGGAAGTCTCCCGCGCCGACCAGAAGGTTCAGGGCTGGCTCGACATCGGATCCCGTCTCACCAACCAGCCGAAAGGAATCGCATGATCACCGACGACGACAAGATCACGGCGACCATGGTCCTGGCCAAGTGCGCCGCGAACGATCCCTGGTTCCCCAACGGCGGCGAGGCCACCGTCATGGCATGGGCCGAGGTGTTCTCCGACGCCAGGTTGCCCCGTGAGGATCTCCTCGCCGGGGTGGCACGGGCATACCGGCTCGCCAAGGAGGGATTCCGGCCGCTCCCCGGTCCTATCGTCGAGCACTCCAAAGCCGCGTACTTCGAATCCATTCAGGCGCTGCCCGAGGACCGCCGCGAGGCGATGGAGGAGGCGTCGCACGTCCTGCAGGGCATGGGCATCGCCCCGCCCGAGGCGCATCGGTATGCCCGGAGGGTGGCGCTGGGTCGTACACCGCAGCTTCAGCTCACCGCCGAGCAGACCGCGGAGTTCCGGCGTCGGCTGGCCGAGCGTCGGGAGCTGGTGGCCGAGCCGCGTAAGGCGATCATCGGCACGTCGTGGTTCAAGGCGGCGGCACGATGACCCGAAACCGTGCCAGCGCCAAGGCCGCCGGCGCCCGCTTCGAGCGACTGATCGCAGACGGCCTCGCAGCGGCCCTCGACGACGACCGGATCGACCGGCGCGTCAAGAACGGCGCGAAGGACCGCGGCGACATCGGAGGGGTCCGCATTCACGGCCAGAGGCTCGTCATCGAGTGCAAGGACACACCCACCCTCAAGTTGCCTGAATGGACGCGAGAGGCGCGGCTAGAGGCCGGGAATGACGACGCCCTGGCGGGTGTGGTCGTCCACAAACGCCGAGGGACAACCGATCCGCTCGCGCAGTGGGTCACCTGCACCGTCGCAGACCTCGTCGCACTCATCACCGGACAACGAACCGAGGAGACCAAATGAACGAGCACATCGCGTACCTGATCTGCCAGCTGTCCGAGATGCAGCACAGCGGAATGGACTTCGACCGGGTCGTCTTCACCGCACCCATCGGGCGGCTGTGATGAGCGTCTACTTCACCGCCGATCTTCACCTCGGACACGAAAAGATCGCCGACCACCGCGGCCACACCAGCATCGAGGAGCACGACCAAGCGATCATGGACACGATCGTGGCCCTGCCGCACGGCTCCCACCTCTGGGTCCTCGGTGACCTGACGATCGGGCGCCGCCGAGACGAAGACAAGTGGCTCCGCGAACTCGGCGTGGTCGCTCAGGTTCGGGCGCTGGACCTGCACCTCGTGCCGGGAAATCACGACTCCTGCCACCCCATGCACCGAGACTCGCACCGACACCAGCGCGGATTCCTGCACGTTTTCGAGTCGGTGCAGCCGTTCGCCCGCCGCAGGATCGCAGGCCACGACGTGCTGCTGTCCCACTTCCCATACCAGGGTGATCACACGGCCGAAGACCGGGCGACACAGTACCGGCTCCGCGACGAGGGCCTGTGGCTTCTGCACGGGCACACCCACAGCAGCGAGAAGCGGTCGACGCGTCGTCAAATCCATGTCGGCTGGGATGCCTGGCAGCGGCCGGCACACCTCGACGAGATCGTCGAACTGATCGAAAGCGGTGACCACCAATGACCCGCTACTTCTACGACACCGAGTTCCTCGAAGACGGCAAGACCATCGACCTGATCTCCATCGGCATCGTCGCAGAGGACGGACGGGAATTCTACGCCGTCAATGCGGACATGCCCATCGAGCGGATCCGCGAAGACACCTGGCTGATGAAGAACGTGGTGCCCCAGCTGCCGCTCGCCCGGGAGCCGCGCCGCCTCTCGCCCGAGTTGTGGCTCTTCTGCCTCGACCTCACCAACGCCGCCGTGAAACCGCGCTGGGTGATCCGCAACGAGGTCCGCGAGTTCCTTCTCTCCGACCCCAGCTTCACCGATCTGTGGGCCGACCACGCCGCCTACGACCACGTGGTGTTGGCCCAACTTTTCGGCAAGATGATCGATCTACCGGACGGCATACCGGAGTACACCCACGAGTTCCAACAGGAAGTGTCGCACGACCTCGACGCCCCGGAGCTGCCGGAACAGGAATCGGGCCTGCATAACTCGCTCGCCGACGCACGCCACCTCAAGGCGTGCTTCGAGTACCTGAAGGGGCTTTCGTCATGACCCTGGCCACCTACCGCGGCCACACCTGGCGAGTCGCCGCCACCCGCCACTGGCCCATCCCGCACGTCGAACTCGAAACCCCGGACGGTGGACGCCTGAGCGCACCCGCCCACCACTGCCACATCCACGAGGAGCGACCGTGAACGACACCGATCACCTGTTCCTGACCCGCGCCGAGATCCGCCAGCTCGTGACGATGCTCCAGGAGATCCCCGAGCTGGTAGAGGATCTCGCGATCACCATCACCCGGCAGGACCGGATCGTCGCGAAGGGCGGCCCGAAGCTCAGCCGAGGCAGCGACGAGCAGCCGTTGGTGTTCAACGTCAACGCATCCGAGGTGGCCGACGACCTGCACGGCACCCTCGTCGGCTGGGTGCGGCACGTCTGCGAGAGCCGGGCCATGGCCTACGAGGGCCACGTGTCCACGCTCAGCCTCGCAAGGTGGTTGGACCGGCACGTGATATCCCTCGCCATGACCGAGGGCTCGGAGGAGGCACTGGACGAGATCAGCTACGCCATGAGGAGGGCACGACGGGCGATGGACCTGCCGCGACCATCGAAGGTGCTATTCACGCTCTGCGTCCAGTGCGGAAGTCGCGTCGAAGCTGACGCCGAGAGTGAATCCGCAACGTGCCAGACGTGTGGGAGATACTCGACCATCACGGAGGTGCGGGAAGTTCTTGACGAGAACATGGATGGAATGATCCTTTCCGCGAAGGAGGTAGCGGCAATGATTGCGATCCGCTATGGAGTCTCGGTCAAGCCGAAGACCGTCTACGACATGGCGTACCGCAAGAACGACCCCATCGCGACGGTCGCGCTCCCCGACGGGACGTCAGCATTCCCGCTCGGACTGGTGATAGCTGACCTACGCCAGAAGGGGAAGATTGCGTGAGCAAGCACGACATTTCCACCTGGCAATGCGGAGTCTCAACGTGCACTGCGTATGTAACCAGGCATGTTGCCACTACCGGAATGTATCTCTGCCAGGAGCATCTACTCCTCGCGTGGGCTCTCGTGCAGGAGCAAATCGCGGATGGTCGCCCGGCGAAACGTCCCGAGCTGGTCCCTGGACTGAAGGTTCCCGACCCTGATCCATACGAGGGCTGGGTGTACTACCTGCGCGTCGGAGGCCTGATGAAGATCGGCCACAGTATGGACTTGGTCAAGCGGCTTTCGAGCTATCCGCCTGGTTCAGAGTTGATCGCTGCGAGATGCGGTTCTCGCAAGTTTGAGCGGGCCGAGCATATTCGCTACGACGTGCACTTGGCGGAGGGGCGAGAGTGGTTTCACATCTCCGACGAGTTGATCCAGGACGTCCTTCGCGAGGATGACAACAGGCCGAGGAATGAGTCGGACCTATTCCTCGAAGGGTGCTGGAGGCGAATAAAGGCACAGGACGCGCGGGACAGAGTGACCTACGGCCGAAAAGCCATCTGATAGGCTTCGCCTAGGCGCGAGAAGTGGGAAACCACCTCGCGCCTTTGTCGTCTCACCGGCACCTGTACAGCGAAGGAGCGCGTCATGAGTGACATCGTGGACTTCCTTCGGGCCCGCATCGACGAAGACGAACAGCTTGCACGTGAGGCGGCACAGCGAACCGCCTGGGGTGACCGATCGCTCCCCACCTGGCACGTGAGTAGCGATTCCATGATGTCGGGCTCTGCTGGTGTAGATGCCGGAGCCTTGAACGATCCGCAGACTCACAGAATCCCGGTCGTCAGCGACGAGGGCTTCCCGACAGTGGAGCAGGCCCGTCACATCGCCCGCCACGACCCAGCTCGGGTGCTGCGAGAAGTCGAAGCGAAGCGGCGGATCATCGACCGGGCGCAAGAGCTGTACGACGACCCATTCGACACGGAACTATTTGTGGAATACCGGGCGGCCATCCTTCCGGGTATGGCCGCCGTGTACTCGGACCACCCCGACTATCAACCAGAGTGGGCGAGTCGCTGATTCGTCAGCTCCCTTTGTCGTCTCACCGGCAACCCTGTTCGGCGCAGTCGGTGAGACCTTCCCGTCCAGGGGCGCGCCTGGATTCCCGATGCAACCCCGCCAGCTTGCCGCCGCCGCACCCTCAGGGAAGCGTCCGCCGCGAGCGCGACACATCGGCACCACCGCGCATCAGCTCCCGCCCGGTGAAAGTCCGTCCGCCCGCTCTGGTTCAAGTTAGACGTGAGTCGAGTTCAGCCAAGACCTGCTTGCTGCTCGCCTGACGTAGGGCATCAACAACGCCGACTCCATCAATGTCATCGGCCCTCAAGTATCCAGTCCGCACCAGCTCGACGCCGGCCTTCCTGCCGTATGCCCGGGCAAGTGCAATGACGTTCTGAGGGCTCAGCACTCCACGGGATAGCTGCTTGGCAATCGTGCTCTGGTCGATGTCGATCCGTGCGGCAGCCGCGCGGTAGCTATCGGCTCCGATTACCTCACCGAGCCATTCCCTGTGATTCATGGAGATGGATTCTGTCACCACTGCCATGAAATGTACGAACCAACAGAAGGCGAATGTCCGACTCCCTCGGGCTTGGGGCGGATCAACTTCTCAGGAGGCACTGTGAACCCGATCGACGCAATCACCAGCATCACCGGTCACGTGCTCATCCGCATCGGCCGCGCCATCGTCGGCGACGCACCGGAGACCACGGCCCCCGCGCCGATCCACATCGAGGCCGTGCACGTGCACTACGACGGCCCTGCGCCGAGGGGGTCCACTCCGGAACCGCCAAAGCTCTTCACTCACATCTTCCGCAGCAAGCGATAACCGAGAGGGTGTCATGACTAAGTACGCGCTGGGCGGCATCATCCCGAACCCCGACGACATGAAGCGCTGGCCGTTGCCTGCGACCGAATGCCTGATCGCACCGCGAGACGGCGACCTCGTATGCGTCCGACCCGATCACACACACCCCGAACCCTGGGCCACGAAGGCGCAGATAGAGCTGCGCCTGACGGAACTAAAACAGGCAAACCCAACCCCAAGGAGCACACCATGATCGGATCACTCAGCATCGACGACATCACCACCATCGGCGCGGCGTTGGTCGAGATCGGCAAGATCCTTGTCCCGCTGATCTAGGTGGATGACTGAGAGGCCCTTGCATGCCACGCGCAAGCAAGCGGGTGTGTGCAGTGTCCGGTTGCCCTGCCATGCAGGCGGATCGGCTGTGCCCGCCCCACCGAGCCGAGCGAGAGCGACACCAGAGGCAGACCACCCCGACCAAGAGGACCCGCACCTGGGGCGAGCAGAAGCGCCGCAAGGCCGCCGTGGACAGGCATCGCGCGACTGTTGGCAACTGGTGCCCCGGCTATCAGCGGCCGGCACACCCCGCCGCCGATCTGACCGCCGACCACATTGACGAGATCAGCCTCGGCGGTGCACCCGACGGTGAGCTGCAGGTGTGCTGCCGGTCGTGCAACAGCGCCAAGGCAGGGCGCCGACAAGCCTCTGACCTACGAAAAAGCTGAACGTCCGTCGACTGTCCACACGCTCTGACCGGCGGAAACGTGCACCCCCAGGGGGGTATCCCTAAGGGGGGCAACGTCCTTCGCCGTGGGTGAGGGCGGAAAACCGCGCGGAGGGTTCAGAACTTCCGAAGATCCACGTCGCCGGCGCAATGCTGGCGGCCTGTCTGAGGTGGCGCAATGCCGCGCGAGGAGTGATGAACATGGTGCGTGGAGGTGCTCGCAATCGTTCCGGTCCGCAGGCTGACCAGAACTCGGGCCGCTCGGATCGGCGTGGGTTGAGTTTCACCGCGTTGCCGAGCGGGGGGTTCACCGAGAAGCCGCCAGAGTGGCCGTTCCCGAAGGGCTCGACTCGGGAGCGTGCGGTGTGGCGGAAGGTGTGGACCTACCCGCAGGCGGCGCAGTGGATCAAGGAGCCGTGGCGGTGGGAGACGATCGCGATGTGGGTGCGGCGGAAGGTGCTCGCGGAGGCTCCCGATGCGACGGCCGCCGATGTGACCGCATTGCATCGGCTTGCCGATCAGATCGGTTTGACCCCGGCGGGGCTGAAGGACAACGGGTGGCAGATCGCGGCTGACGAGGTCGCGTCGAAGCGGGCGGAGAAGCCCGCGAAGCAATCGAAGTCGGCCCCGGCCCGGAGACTCCGGGCGGTGTCCGATGGCGGAGGCTGACGGCTTCGTTGTCGACTTCCCCACCCTCGGGGACATCAGTGACGCCTGGATCCGCCGGCACTGCCGCATCCCTGACGGTTACCGGCGGGGCGCGGAGTTCGTGTGGTCGGACTGGCAGTTCTGGTGTGCCGCGAAGTATTACCAGGTCCGTTCTGGTGCGCAGTGGCAGGTCGGCGAGTCCGGTTCACCGGAACCGTTGTTCAACCAGGCGTTCACGTATCGGCGCGCACAGATTGTGGCCCCGCAGAAGACGGGTAAGGGTCCGTGGGCGGCGTCGATGACCTGCCTCGAGGCGGTGGGGCCGTCGCAGTTCTACGGCTGGGCCGAGGCCGGTGACGGGTACGCGTGCTCGGACTGGGGTTGTGGGTGCGGCTGGGAGTACGAGTACCAACCGGGTGAGCCGATGGGGATGCGTCATCCGTCGCCGGTTATCCAGTTGACGGCGAACAACGAGGACCAGGTCGGCAACGTGTATCGGCCGTTGACGGCGATGATCAAACTCGGGCCGCTGTCGGATCTGATGTTCCCCCGCGAGGGGTTCATCCGCATCGCCGGTGAGAACGGTGGCGACGACTTCGATCGGATCGACGCGGTCACCTCGAGCGCGCGTGGCCGTCTCGGTAACCCGATCTCGTGGGCGCTGCAGGACGAGGCGGGTCTGTATACCAAGGAGAACAAGATGGTGTCGGTCGCCGAGACGCAGCGCCGCGGTGCCGCCGGCATGAACGGCCGCACAATGGAGACCACGAACGCGTGGGATCCGTCGGAGAGTTCCACCGCGCAACGCACTTACGAGTCGCAGGCCCCGGACATTTTCAAGTTCTTCCGGATTCCCCCGAAGAGCTTGTCGTGGGGGAACAAGCGGGACCGCCGCAGGATCCTCAAGTACGTCTACGACGGATCTCCGTGGGTGAACCTCGACTCGATCGAGGCAGAAGCAATGGAGTTGAACGAAACCGACCCGGCGCAGGCCGAGCGGTTCTTCGGGAACCGTCTGGTGTACGGCCAGGGCGCTTGGCTCAAGTCAGGACTTTGGGAGGCGCGGTATGCCGGCCTTGTGGCTTCCGAATCCTGATCCGGGAATAACGATCTGCGCCGGATTCGACGGATCGGAGAACAACGACTGGACTGCGATCCGGTGCGAAACCCTCGACGGATTGCAGTTCACCCCGCGTTACGGGCCGGATCGTCGTCCAACGATCTGGAATCCAGCCGAATGGGGTGGGCAGGTCCCCCGCGGTGAAGTGCACGCAGCTGTCGATGAGATATTCACGACCTGGAGGGTGGGCCGCTTCTACGCCGACCCGCAAGACTGGTACTCCGAGATCGGCGACTGGTCACTGAAATACGGCGAGGACCACGTCTCGGAGTGGCCGACGAACAAGATCGACCGAATGTTCCACGCGATCCGCCGATTCGAGACGGACCTGTCGACCGGCCGGATCACCCAAGACGGTTGCCCGATCACCGAAACGGCCATGGCCAACTGCAAAAAAGTAGCCAAACCTGGCCAGAAGTACATCCTCGGCAAACCCGCCGACCATCAGAAGATCGACCCCGCCATGGCGTCGATCCTCGCCCACGAGGCAACCGCCGACGCCCGGGAATCCGGGTGCACCGACGAGGTCGCCGACAACCGAATGTTCTGCTTCTGAACGAGAGGAGGGCCCGTGGCCGTCGCCCTGCGAACAACCCTCAGCTCTGACGAGCGGGACATGATCGGCAAGCTGAATGCCAAGTTACACAAGATTCAGCCGAGAGATCGCCTGTATGAGGCGTACTTCGAAGGCGAGCAGCGGCTCAAGCAGATCGGTATCGCGGTCCCGCCCGAGCTGCGGATGTTCGAGCTGGTAATCAACTGGAACCGTATGTACGTCAGTGAGATCTCGCGCCGGCAGAAGATCAAGGCGCTGATGGTCCCCGGCGGGGAGGAGGAGCCGAACAAACCGCTCCAGGAAGGCTTCGACGCGAACGACCTCGAGGCTGAGATCGGCCTCCTCAATACGGAGACGATGATCTTCGGCCGCTGCTACGGCACTGTCGGCACGAACGACGAGGACAACGAGCACCCACTCATCTCGATCGAGTCGCCGCTGCAGATGTCCTGCCTGATCGACAGTCGGCGCAAACGAATGGATGCCGCGTTCCGCCAATACCGCACCGACGACGGGCAGCGCGTCGGAACATTGATGCTGCCGAACAGGACCATCCAGGTTGTCGCGGGCCGTGGCGGTTGGCAGCTCGACAAGGTGGGCGACGATGACGGCATCGACGAACACGACCTCGGCCGGGTGCCGGTGGTGCTGTTCCTCAACAAACGCCGACTCGGCAACTGGTCGGGCACCACGGAGATGGCCGACTTGATTCCGCTCGTCGACGCCGCCGCACGGTCGCTGACCAACCTGCAGATCGCCCTGGAGACGCACTCTGTTCCGCAGAAGTGGGTTTTGGGTATGTCCAAGGGCGACTTCGTCGACAAGGACGGCAATCCGATTCCGGTGTGGCAGTCGTACTACACCGCCATTTGGGCGAACCAAGCCTCGCCGGACAAGGTGAAGGTCGGCCAGTTCACCCCGTCCGATCTGAAGAACTTCCACGACACCACCAACCACTATGCGGCCATGGCGTCGTCGGTCACCGGTCTTCCGTTTCGGTTCTTCGGGCAGAACACCGCCAACCCGGCCGCCGAGGGCGCCATCCGGGCGGATGAGTCGCGGCTGATCTCGAACACCGAGGAGAAGAACACGTCTCAGGGTGTCGGGATCGGATGGCTGATGACACTGTATGAACGCTTCCGTACCGGTGAGTGGACCGCGGGCGGGCGGGCAATCAAGGTCGAGTGGCGCAATCCGGCCACCCCGACGAAGGCCGAAGAAGCCGACTTCATCCAGAAGCTCAACGGCGGCACACCGGTTCTCTCCCGTGAGGGCTCCTGGGACGAGATGGGCTGGGACGAGCCGCGCAAGGATCGCGAACGTCGACACTTCGAGCAGGAGTCCCAGGACCCGATCCTCGAACGATTGACCCGCGAACTGGGCACCAACGACGCGAGCACCGATGCTTCCGTCGGCGGCAAGTGACCACTACCGGGCGCAGCAGGAGATCACCGCAACCGTTCTCCTTGCCGCCCGGAGGATCTGGGGTACCCGGCCGCCGAAGGACTTCGACAGCTGGTTTGCCGCGAACGTCGACCGCCTGGTCGCCGTCGCCGCATCCGGTCAGGCGCGGGCCGTACGGGGCGCGGAGGCGTATGTCGCCGACGCGCTCGACGAACTCGGCACACCGGTAGCTGCGGACCTGATTCCCTCGACCACTCCGCTGGTCGGTGTCGCATCGGACGGTCGGCCGTTGGACTCGCTGATGTACGGCTCGGTGATCACCGCGAAGTCGAAGATCGCCGCAGCCGAAAATGTTGACCAGCAGACCCTCTCGAAGGCATGGGAATCGGGCCTCAACGCGCTGATGCTGCGCATGCAGGTTCAAGTCGCCGACGCATCCCGTGCGGCTACGTCGCTCAGTATCGTCACACGACGCAATGTCGGGTATGCCCGCATGCTCAACCCGCCATCGTGCGCGCGGTGCGCGTTGCTTGCAGGGAAGTTCTACCGGTGGAATCAAGGATTCCAGCGCCACCCAGGATGCGACTGCCGGCACATACCTTCCAGCGAGGACGCCGCCGGCGACCTGCACACCGACCCGAAGGACTACTTCGACAGCCTGACCGAAGATCTGCAGAACAAGATCTTCACCAAGGCCGGAGCGGAGGCAATCCGCGACGGCGCCGACATCAGCCAGGTGGTCAACGCCCGGCGAGGAATGGCCGTCGCCAGCGGGCGGGCCCAGCTCACGAACGCGTACGGGCGAAACCTGCTCACCACGACCGAGGGCGTCACCAAGCGGGGACTAGCAGGGAAAGCGCTCAACGCTCGCGGACGTACTGCGGCAACCACACCGCGGCTCATGCCCGAAGCGATCTACGAGATCGCAGAGGACCGCGACGACGCACTCCGCCTGCTACGGATGAACGGATACATGGGCGATCGCACTCCTTCTCCTCTCGGACGTGCGACGTCAACTGACCCGAGGCGGCGGACGACTCGCAAGCCAGAGCCTGTCGGTGGTGGTCGCGTGCCACCCAGGCCTCCCCGGGAAGATGTCCTGGTGTCTGGAGATGACGACGGGGAGTTACTCGCCCGCCAGCTCGACGACGACTTCGCCGACTGGGCGAAGGGCCTGTCTGAACGGCAGCGCAGTGCGATCGCGCAGTGGCAGCGCGCCGACGACCGATTCTTCCAGCGTATTCAACAGGTACTTCGCACCGGTGCGGACGACCTAGAAGCCGCACAGGTGGCTGGGCCTGTCCTTGAGTCGATCGACGCCGGCCGGTTGGCGCGCGACGTGGTCACGTGGCGAGGTATCCGCAACACCAACACCCTGTTTGGAGTGCCGAACCAGCGACTCGCTGAACTGACCGGACAGGAAGTCCAAGCGAATGGCCTGCTCGCTGTCTCGACCTCCCGATCGCTGGCAGTCGAGGAGTTCACCAAGCCTTCGTTCGGTGGCGGACCGGCACTACTGCGCGTGTCCATCCAGTCGGGAACTCCGGCGGCATGGGTGAAGTTGGTTGGTGAGCCTGACATGCAATACCAGCGTGAGCTGCTACTTTCGGACGGACACCTGATGCGCGTACGGGAAGTGTCATACACTGGGGATCTGCCGATTGTGGATGTGGAGGTGATCTGACGATGCCGATGAGTAATGATCGACTTTGGGACGACAGCATCTTCGCTCCCTCCAATTCTCCCCGGCCCGAACCGCAGTTCGTGAGCTCCTTGGTTACCCAACTCGGACTCGCACGAGCCTCTCACGCGGAGAGGGAACAGGGCATCACCAAGTGGCTCGACCGCCACACGCCATCTGAGCGTCTGAAGGAGAGCCTGATCAGCAGCGGCTATCGCCATCTGCTGCATCTACCCGCGTAGCACCAACACGCCAACAAGGCCCCGTGAGTATTGACTCCGGGGCCTTCGTCATGCCTTGCCTTGGCATGGTATCCGCATCCCCCACCCGCAAGGGGTGGCCTGTGCCCGCAACGGGCGACCAAAGGAGAACCGCATGTCGAGCACCATCCTGCCCATTCACCCCATCACCGGCCTCACCGCACTGGGCATGACCCGGCGCGGACCGATCTGGCCCGTCCTGGGCGGCAACGGCGAGGGTGACGGCGACACCGGCGACAAGCCGGGGGACGACGGTGATGGTTCCGACGCCGAAGGTGACCCCGACGAGTCGGTTGACACCGATGTCGACGGTGAGTCGGACGAGCGGGATCTCGGCGACAAGGGCAAGCGTGCCCTCGACAACATGAAGTCGAAGTGGAAGTGCGAGCGCACCAAACGCCAGGAACTCGAGCAGCGCATCTCCACGCTCGAATCCGGTGGCGACGACGCCGATTCCACTCAACGAGACGCGGATCAGTCCGCACTCGCCAAGGCCAACGTGCGGATCGTGAAGGCGGAGATTCGAGCTGCCGCAGCCGGCAAGCTCTCAGATCCTTCAGACGCACTGAAGTTTCTCGACCTCGAGCAATTCGAGGTCGGCGATGACGGTGAAATCGACGAGGACGAGATCGCGGAAGCGATCACAGAACTCGTCGAGAAGAAGCCGTACCTGGCCGCGCAAGGCGGCACCCGGAAGGCACCGAAGCCCGACCGCCGCCAAGGCGGAGGGGAGAAGGACACCGCAGGCTCAGTGGCCTCGGGTCTCGCCACCTACAAAGCGCGCCACAAGAAGAACTGACACCCCAAAGGAGGGGACATGCCTGATTTCTCGCTCAAGACGGAGACCTTCGGCCAGGACAACCAGTCCTGGCTCGGCTCCGCACACGGCACCGACGCGGCCCGCACCGGCACGCTGAACATCGCCACCCTGACATCAACCACCCACTACCCGGACGGTCACCTGCCGTCCGGTGTCGCGGTCGGCAAGATCACCGCCACAGGCTTGTACGGCCTGTGCGACAAGGACGCCGCCGACGGTCGCCAGACCCTGGTCGGTCACACCCTGACGGCGCAGAAGATCGGTGACGGCAACGTCGTGGTCCCGATCCTCGACCACGGTCGAATCGTCGAAGCCAACCTTCCGTTCGCCATCACGGCCGAGGCCAAGACCTCCGCCGCCGGCCGACTGATCTACGTCTAAGGAGGCGACCAGCATGCTGATCCACACCGATTACATCCAGCCGGCCGAGCTGACCGGCTACGCCCGCGGGGCACTGGCCGATCTCCAGATCAACCAGTTCACCCTCTCGGAGTTCCTCCCGAACGTCGAAGTCGACGACCTGGACTACCGATTCGCCCGCGGCGGCGAGGGTCTGGCCGAGGCTGCGACCTTCCGCGCCTTCGACGCCGAGTCCTCGATCGCCTCGCGTCCGGGCATCACCCGCGTCTCGGGTGAGCTCCCCCCGGTGTCCCGCAAGATCCGGCTCGGCGAGTACGACCGACTCCGTCAACGCAAGGCCGACAAGGCCATCACCGACGGGCTGTACACGGACACCGAGCGCATGGTGCGCGCGGTCGGTGCGCGCATGGAGCTCGCCCGCGGTCAGGCCCTGGTCACCGGCAAGGTCACGATCGCCGAGAACGGTTTCGTCGCCGACGTCGACTTCGGCCGCAACGCCGGCCATTCGAATGTGGCTCCGTCCACCCTGTGGTCCGCCGTCGACACCTCCACACCGATCACCGACATGCTGGCCTGGCAGGCAACCTATGTCGCCAACAACGACGGCCAGTACCCCGGGGCGATCGGCACCACCCTGAAGGTGCTCAACAACATCCTGCGCAGCGCGGAAGTCCGGACTCTCGGCGCAACGGTGTCCGGTGGGCCGTCCGTCATCTCCCGCGCGCTGCTCGCACAGATCCTCGAGGCGTACGGCCTGCCGCCGGTCGTCCTCAACGACACTCAGGTGAAGGTCGACGGGGTCGCCACTCGGGTCATCCCCGAGTCCGCTTTCCTCTTCCTGCCTGCGCCCATGTCAGGCGAGACCATGGGCGGCAGCACGGTCCTCGGCAGCACCCTGTACGGGCCGACCGCGGAGTCCCTCGAACCGGACTACGGCATCGCGGCCGGTGACGAACCGGGTATCACTGCCGGCGTCTACAAGACGCCGGACCCGGTCGCACTGTGGACCAAGGCGGTGGCCACCGCACTGCCGGTCCTGGCCAACCCGAACCTGTCGTTCCATGCGAAGGTCCTCGCCTGATGGCAACGGCCGCGGCCACGGTCTACGTTCACGATGACCAGGGCTCGGTGCACGAGTTCCAACCAGGCGACACTCTTCCCTCGTGGGCGGCCGGGAAGATCACCAACCCCGCGGCGATCACCGACGACACCCCCGCCACGTTCCCCGAGGGCTCACCATCGGAGGACTGGAAGGTCGACGACCTCCTGGCCTACGCCGAGGAGCACGGCATCGACCTCGGGGATGCGAAGAAGAAGGCCGACCTCCTCGCGGTAATCGAGGGTAGCGGTGATAGCGCCCTCTAGCTCGGAGCCGCTGATCGAGGTGGACGATGTTCAGGCTCGACTGGGGGAAACTTTGGTCGAGCCTGAACTGTCTCAGGCGAATTCGTTCATAGTGTTCGCCTCCGCCATTCTGCGGTCCCGTCGTCACCTCGACATCGACAATCGGATGACTTCCGGGGATCTTGATCCCGAACTGGTCAAGGGCACAGTGACGACCGCAGTGGTTCGCGCACTGGACGCCACCCGGGTCGGGCTGCGGGTGCGGTCCACCCAGTACCCGGAGATCACGACGTCCTACACCGACATCGATCCTCGGCTGGTCTACTTCACCGACAGTGAACTCGGCGATCTCGATCCGGAAGCGGGTAACACCTCGGGCAACGCCTTCACGATCCGGGTCGGCTGATGCCCCGGTTGCCCGAGGAGTGGACCCTCCTGCGGGACAACGAACCGGTTCGGGATCCAGCAACGGGGAACCGCATCCCCGTGCCGAGGTCGGAAATCCCGTGGACCGGACTTCTTCAGCAAGAGCAGTTGTCGTCCTCATCGGTCAAAGCCGGGAACAGCGAGTTCGAGGACGGCCACGAAGCGAGTTCGTATGTGCTTCTGCTCGATCCGGGTATCGACCCGTTCCCGCAGCGACGTGACGCGTTCCGCGGTCCGGACGGCCGGGTGTTCCAGGTGGTCGGCACGCCGCGCGCGCGGCGGCCGGCACGCGGATCGCGCAGGCCCGCCTACATTGCCGCCATCGTGCGGACCTCATCCGACTACCAGGAGTAGCAGCAATGGCCAAGACAGAGCACACCAGCATCGTGGAGTTCGTCCGGGACGGCAAGAAACACTGGGCCGCCCGCGACTCCAAGGTGCACCAGGAGCATCTGAAGAGTGTGAAGCAACCGGCGACGAGTACACCCACACCCAAGGGTGAGCCCCTCAAGGCGGTCGACGGCCCCACCGCAGCACCGAAGGCATTCGCCAAGGCGGAGGCCCCGAGGGCTGACCGGAAGGACTGAACGATGGTCGTCCGGATCACCATCTTCGACGCACAGGCGGCCCGGGAGGCCCGCCGCATCTCCACCGACGACCGTGCCGACATCGCCCGCGAAGCGGCTGACGAGGCACGCGCACACGCCCCCGTACTCACCGGTGACTACCGGGACGGCATCGACGTCGAGGTGGACGGGGATCGGGTGTATCTCGTCGACAACGACGAGCTGGCCCTCCACAAGGAATACGGCACCTCCGACACCCCCGCCCATGCCGCGCTGACGGATGCGGCCCGGTCCCGGGGCAGGTACTCGGGCTGGAAACCGAAGTAAGGGGGTGTAGGTGATGGGCGCAATTCCCTTCGCCCCCGGTGCCGTCCGCGAATTCCTGCTCTCCACGCCGGAGTTCACCGCACTGATCCCCGCCGAGTCGGTAACCACCCGCGAACTGCCGGACCCGATCACCGGCCCGGCGATGACGATCCGCTCCATCGGCAACGTCGGGGTGGATCCGATGCTTCGCCGGCCGCTGCTCGCACTGAACGTGTGGGTGCCCAAGTGGGAGATCCTCGGCGGCGACACCGATCCCGACGAAGTGGCGTGGAACATCGCCGCGACGGCCGGACAGCTACTCGGCCGGGCCCGGAACGTCTCGTTCCGTGGCGCCACCTGGACAGGCGGGTGGAAGACCGGGCCCATCAACGACGTCGACGTCAAACGCGGCGTCGACAACCCGCTCTACCGGGCATTCGTCACGGTCGAGTTGAAGATGCGCGAGTCGCACTGAACTGCCGCACTTCCGCGGCCCCCATTCGCCTCACCCCCGATGCCTGCCTGGCACGTCGGGGGTGAGGCTTCCACCGCTCACCCCCATGTGAGCGACTCCAGGAGGTAACAACGTGAGTACCTACGCAGATCCCAGCAAGGCCTACGTCTGGCTCGACGGCGACGTCTACCGGGCACCCGCCGGAGCCGCCCAGCCCGAGGACCCGTTCGCGAACGTGGTGATGACCGACGCCCTCACCTGGGATGCGTACGGCGGCATCGAAGCCGGATTCGAAGTGACCCCCAAACGGGACCTCAAAACCCTGCCGGTGTGGAACCGCCGCACCGCCCCGTACAAGGTGGTCAAGGGTCCGCAGGAGGACCGCTTCAAGCTGCGCGCCGTCGACTACTCGCAGGCCACCGTGCTCACCGCCCTGCAGGGCGGCTCCATCACCCAGATCGGCGCCACCGACGTATACGCCTGGGAGCCCGGCGACGACGAAGAGTTCGCCCTGATCTGCCTGGTCCGCGACGACGACAAGACGGCTGGGTTCTACTGCCCCCGCGTCACGTTGGCGACCCCGCCGCCGCGCATGTTCGGCGGTGAAACCCTCGACGGCTTCGAGTTCGAACTCCTCGCCCTCGAACCGGTCATCACCCTGACCAGCTGGAACCCCGTAGCGTAACGACGAGTAGGAGAGCACATCATGCCAGGCACCCGTAAGACGGCGGCGAAGAAGGCCGCCCCACGTAAATCCGCCCCCCGCACGGCGCAGCCCGCCCCGGCTGCGCCTGCGGGGGATCCGTCCCCCGAGGTCGAGTCCGACCGGTTCGACCTGCTCTCGGCACTCGACACCGAGAACCTCGAGTCGATCCAGGCGACCTTCCGGGGGATCGACATCGACATCCGGCGCACGTTCACCGGCGAGGAGGCGGTCCGCTTCATGGCGCACGTCGCCGCAACCCGGTTCGACTCAGCTCTCGAGATCATCGTCGGCGATGTGGCTCCGGAGCTGTTGCGGGCCTTCACCGAGCTCACGGTCACCCACTGCTCGGCGATGCTCAACAAAGTCTTCGAGACGAGTGGCCTCGCCGAGGGGGAAATTGTCGCGCCCTTGCCTGCCTCCTACGGCGGGATGGCTGGGGCGCAGTCCTAACCGGTTTCCGCCGGGACTATCAGCTGGACCTGCGCGCCGCGCTGCGGGAACTCCCGTGGCGTGACGTGGCCCAGCTGATCGAGGGTGTCCTCGACGAGGACGCCCGCGCCACACGGGACTCGGAGAACCTGGCCATGCTCGTCGACCGTGACGACTACTGGCTGAACTCGGAGTACCGGCAGTGGACCGCAGATCCGGACGACCCGCAGATCAAGGCCGAACGCACACGCCGGAAGGCATCCGGGATCAAACCCCCACCCCGCCCTCTACTCGCCCCGGTCGCGCTCCGTTCACCGCTGGTGCACTCCCGGATGGTCGAGAAGTATCTCGCCGACGTCGCCGAACACGCGACGCCGCCGGCGCCGCTGGACGGGCTGAGTCCCGCACTGAAGGTGTTCGAGCTCCTCGGCCGCAGCTGACCGCTGCCTGCCGGAGGCCGGGGCGACCCCCCGGCTTCCGGCCACACATTTTCGCCGCCCTGCGCGGCACACAACACCTTTGGAGGCCCTGATGGCCGGTGGCCGGATAGACATCGAGGTCCGCCCCGATACTCGCCGCTTCTCGTCGACGATGGAGGGTGGACTCCGGGGTGTCGTAGGCAAGGCCGCGAAGCTCGGCTCCGCCTTCGGCCTCGCATTCGGTGCCGCCGCCGGCGCGAAGGCCGTCATCGACATCGGCAACGACTTCACCAACTCCCTCAACAACCTGCAGGCCGTCAGCCAGGCGAGCGCCGAGGAACTGGCGAAGGTCGGCGAATACGCCAAGGAACTCGGCAACGACCTGGAACTGCCCGGGGTCTCAGCGAATACCGCCGCCGATGCGATGACCACCCTGGTCAAGGCCGGGTTCTCCGTCGAAGAGGCGATGTCCGCCGCGAAGGGCACCCTGCAGCTGGCCACGGCCGCCGGCATGGGAGCCGCCGATGCCGCGATGGTTCAGGCATCGGCACTGCAGTCCTTCGGTCTCGGCGCCGAGGATGCGGCGCGGGCCTCGGACGTCCTGGCGAACGCCGCCAACTCCTCCTCGGCCGCCATCCCGGACATCGCCAACGGTCTGGCGCAGGCGGGCACCGTCGCGAACCAGTTCGGTCTGAGTCTGGAAGAAACCACCTCCTCCCTGGCGCTGTTCGCGAACGCCGGTATCACCGGCTCCGACGCGGGCACCCTACTCAAGACGGCCCTGCTCGCGACGACCAAAGAGAGCAAGTCCGCCCAGAACGCCATCGACACGCTCGGGCTCACGATGTACGACACCGAGGGCAACTTCGTCGGCCTGGAATCGTTGTTCGGGCAGCTGCAGACGGCGTCGCAGAACCTGACCCCCGAGGTGTACAACACGGCCAGCGCCAACCTGTTCGGCTCCGACGCCGCACGCATGGCCGGTGTCGCCGCAGCCCAAGGCGCCGCCGGATTCGACGCCATGGAGGCCTCGATCGGCAAGCAGGGCACCGCAGCCGAGGTGGCCGCCGCGAAGTCGCAGGGCCTGCCCGGTGCGATGGAGTCCGTCTCCAACTCGGCGGAAACCCTGGCCCTGTCGATCTACCAGCTGATCGACGGCCCCCTCGAAACATTCGCCGGTGCCACAGCTTCGGCGATCTCCGGTGCCTCCGACAACATCATCGGCGGGCTCACCGCCGTCGGGTCGGCGGCCCAACCGGTGATCGGCTTCATGGGTGACGCCGTCGACGTCTTCCAGGAACTGCCCGGACCCGTGCAAGCGGCCACCGCCGCCCTGATCGCACTGAAGATCACCGGGGTCAGTACCGCGCTCAACACATCGATCGCCACCACCGGCGGCGCCTTCGCACGCTTCAGCCAGCAGATGGCCACCCAGACGGCCCTGGCCGCCGCGTCCGGGCAGTCCATCGGTCGGCTCGGTGCCTCGATGGCCGTGCTCGAGACACGATCCCCGGCCATCGGCCGGATGGCCGGGGCGTACCGCACCGCCGCAGGGCCGATGAACGCCTTCGCCTCCAGCCAGCGGCGCCTCGCCTCCAGTTCCGGTGCGCTCGTCGCCCCCTTGCGGAACGCCACCAGTTACGCCGCAAACATGGGGGCCGTCGCCGGTGGCGCTGCCGCCGCCGGGTTGTCCGGGATGAAGACCGCGGCCGGTGGTGTCATGAACGCCCTGGGTGGCCCGTGGATCCTCGGGATCGTCGCCGCGGCGGTTGCCGTGTACGGCATCGTCGGTGCCACCAGCGCCGTCGCCGACGCCGAGGACGCCGCCCGCGAATCGGCTCTCAAATTCGCCGCCGCGCAACGCGAGGTCGGCAAGGCGTTCCAGGAATCCGAGGGTGACATCAACGACACGGTGATGACTGCCGAGATTGCCGCCATCGACGAGGCCCTGCGCGGCCTGGAGTCGACCGCGGAGAACGCCCCCTCGTGGTTGGATCAGCAGTTCACCTTCTGGTGGAACGAGAAGGACGTCCAAAACGCAGTTGACATGGGCGCTGAGGCTGAACGCACCTCGGAGGCGTTCGAGTACCTCAAGGTCGATTCCGAGGTGCTGGCCAGCGCCATTGCCGGCTCGGATGTCGCGTTCCGCAAGTTCCTCGACACCCTCAGGGAGGCACCCGAGGGCGGCGACGATGCGGCGGACTGGGCTATCGAGCAGCGCAAAAAGTTCCTGAAGGTCCAGGAGTCGGCAAAGACGCTGACCCCCGGCGTGTACGAAATCGCAGAGTCCATCGATGCCCTCGCCGACTCCTCATCCGACGCGGAGTCGAAGTCCCGTGCCCTGCTGACGGTGCTCGACACCCTGGCCGGGCGGCAGGTGCCGCTCGCCGAGGCGGTCTCGAACTACGAGGCGAAAATCGACGAGCTGACCGAACCTCCCGAACCTCCCGACCCGGAGAACCCGGAGGACCTGGTCGACCGGAACCTGGGGTACGGGTCCGAGGGGCCGACTGCGATCACCCACGAGGACGGCAGGCTGAACCTCGATCAGGAGAACGCCCGCACCGCGCAGGATGAGATCCTCGGTCTGCGTCAAGCCGCGGTCGACGTCGCCCTGGCCGGGGGTGACATCGATGAGATATTCCGCAGGAACGAGGAAGCCTACAAGGCCAAGGCTAACCAGTACGGGGTCAACCAGGACACCGTCCGGTCGTGGGCCACCGGACTGGGCCTGGACCGCGAGACCATCCAGCTGCACGTCGACATCAAGGGCGGCGACGAGGCCGCCAAGGATCTGCTGACAGTCAAGGACGCCTTCGACAAGACACCCGGCACAAAGAGGATCGAGGTCGATGCCGTCGACCAACAGGCCAGGGACACCCTGACCTCCCTCGGCTTCGCGGTCGAGGACCTGCCCAACGCCAACGTGGAGGTCGTCGCCAACAACGCGATGGCGATGGCGGGCCTCGACAACGTCCTGAACCGGATTGTCGAACTGGACATGCAGGGTGCCACCCCGGAGATCACTGCGGACAACACCAAGTTTCAGGTGACCAATCAGGAGTCCCTCGACGCACTCAAGGGCATCGACACCACCACCGTCAGCACCGAGGCGCGCCTGTTGATCGACGACCTGGAGGAAGGCACGGAGGTCAGCCTCCAACGGCTGCAGGAGATCACCGACGCGGACGCCAGCAACGAGGTGCAACTGATCATCGCGCAGGCCCTGACCGACGCCGCCGTGTTCAACACGGAACTCGACAAGGCGGCCCGGAACCGGAAATCGACCATCACGATCGACGTGGTGCGTACCGCTGCGGCGCAGGACGCCTTCAACGCCTCCGGGCAGCAGGGGCCGATCGCACCGATACTGCAGGACAACGGATCCGGCTCCGGTGACAACGGATCCGGCTCCGGTGACAACGGATCCAACAACGACTCCGATCCTGACAAACCGCGGGGCAGGGCGCATGTACCATCCGGCAACGCCGCGGGTGGCAGGTTGCCGACCACCGGGCCGGGCACCGCTGTCACCGACGGCATCCTGGGTGTCGCCGCCAGTGGGATGCCCATCACCCGGGTCGATGCCGGGGAGTGGATCATCAACCACCGCTCCTCGGAGGAGTACGACGGGGAGCTGGCGGCGATCAACGCGGGCACGTTCCCGAAGCTCCCCGGGTACGCCGAGGGTGGCCGGGTGGGTCCGGCACCGCAGGCACCGGGTTTGACCACCACCTTCACCGACGAGGAGCTGGACCGGCGTGCGCTCGAACGTGCGGCGGCGCGGGCGAACGACCGGCGCAACGAGGTGTACGCGGATTCGGAAGCGACCCAGCTCGACCGAGACGAGGCCGACGATGCGCTACGAATCGCTGGCAGCGACCTGAACGAGGATCCGAATGAAAAAGCTTCGTCCTCGGGGTTCACCGCGGCCGATCCGGTGGACCTGGTGGGCAATGTGGCGAAGTCGTTCGTCACCGGCTACCTCGATGACACCCTCGGTGGCATCGGCCTGGACTCGGGGCTAGGTGCGGTCGGGGCCGCCATCACCGGCGGTATCGGTGTAGCCCAGTACATGCAGGAGCAGCAGCAGAAGGCGCAGCCGAGTAGGTCAGCGTTCTCGGGCGCGGAGCTGGCAATGGGGGGCCTGGGGGCTGACGAGGTGCTGGCGGCATCTCAGGCGGCGGACTACCGGCAGGTGATGGCCGGCTGCGATGGTTCAGGATCCGGTGGGGTCTCTGACGCCGCCTTCGACCGGCTCGCTGATGAGGTTCGCAAGCTCGCCTCACGCCCAAACTCCACCTACAACATCACCACCCGTGACGTCGAAGAGAACGAGCGGCGGATCCGGCAGATCCACAACCTGAATGCACTTGGTGCGGGATCGAGGTTCTGACAGTGGCGGACAGCAACGGCGCGAAGGTCGAAATTTTCGGGGCCGACGGCAGCTATTTCTGCATCTCCGGTGACGGGCAGGGCGAGGAGGGTGTCCTGCTCGGCACCGACATGCAGGGCTTCTACGACGCGCCGACGAGGGTCATCATCAAGGAGGGTGCCTTCCAGATCGGCGGAACCCTGCAGGGCACCAAACACCCGGTGCGCACTGTGCAATTCGGGTTGCACGTCATCGGGGAGAAGACCAGCCCGTGGGAGGTTCGGGACTCGGCGATCCGTAAGGCGTTCAGCTACAAACGCGACCCGTGGAATCCGGCCGCAGAGCTGGCGCAGATGCGGATCGCCACGGAGCTGTCGGGGCCGCGGAGTCTGCGGCTGATCCTCGGGGAATCCATCGGGTTCCAGCCGGAGTTCGACCCGATCGCCGAGGGTAACGGGCTCACCCCGATGTCCACGGTCGCCCTCGAGCCGATGTGGTTCGAGGACGACTTTCTCGGCAACGAGCAGTTCCCGTCGCATTGGGAGCTGAAATCGGGCACATCGGGCGGCGGCACGGTGTGGATCTCGAATCCCACCGATCAGCCGATGACGCACACCTGGGTGGTCAACGGACCCGCGGGCGCGGTCTTCGGTTTGCCCGATTACTCCTGGACCGGCCCGGAGTACGCACGGGTTCCGGGGGTGGACTTCACCACCGGCCGCGACGATTCGGAACGCATCTACACCGTGCCCACGCTCGTGGAGGCGGACGGCGGCGGCGCCACCGTCGAAGTGGACCGGATGAAGCTGCCGATCCGTGCGTTCACCGACACCAACATCGTCGGCCGCACCAACGGCAAACGGCTGCTCTACAAGGTGCCGCCGTACACCCCGCCCACCGAGGTGCCCGTCTATGTCACCAACGCAGCGCCGGGTGCCGGCGTCGTGCTTCGTCAACCGCGACTGTGGTCGCGGCCATGGGGATTGGAGTAAAACGCATGACTGCACCTGTCCTCGAGGGTGACACCCTCCTCGAACGTTGCGAGGCCATCTGGCAGGCGACGCGCGAGCAGGAGAAGCGCGAAGCCCTGCGCCGCCTCGAGCCACCGCTGACTCGCCTGTGGGACGGCGAGGGGAACTGGCAGGGCGAGGTCGCCGCCGAATACCTGGGCCGATTCGAGTGGGTCAGCAACGACGCCGGTTCGGGTTTGCTCGAGATCCCGTTCGACCACTACACCGCACGGTGGATCTGGGACGAGCAGGGCCGCATGACGCGCGGTGAGAAACGCAACGTCCTGGTCACCGTCGACAAAGACGGGGCCCGCTGGTCCGGGCTGATGGAGGACGTCACGGTCGAAAAGCGCGACGACGGCACCGTGGTGCTGGTGGTGCGGTTCCTCCACGACTACGAGTTCCTCAAGTGGTACACGATCTGGTCCAACCCGTTTCTTCCCGATTTTCTGCAGTTTCCGCGCATCTTCATGCTGGCCGGCGGCGCCCGGTGGGCTCTCCTTCTGACCCTGTTCCTGCAGGTCATGCGGGAGCAAACCTACCTGTGGTCACTTCCCGACGATCCCCTCGACCCGGCGTCGTGGACCTCCGGTCTGGACATGTCAAACTGGTCTGTCGCGGTCACCCCGCACAGTTTCATGTCCGATCTCGAGGACGGGATCCTGTGGTGTTTGGTCGCCTCCCGGTGGCAGAACTGGCACGACGTCGCCAAGCCCATCCTCGAGGATGCGGAACTGTCGGTGGTGTGCCGACGCTACCTCGACGGAGACGAACCTCCGTGGGAGGGCGCGAATTTGCGCAACGGCTGCCTGGTCATCGACATCGTCGACAAGTCCGGCTACTACACGGGCACCGCGAACGGCGGCAACCTGTGGGACGGCCTGGCCCGGACGGTCGCGAACTTCACCGACGGCGGCCCCGACGACGGTGACGAGTACATCGACACCGTCGAGTCGCCGATCGACGACACCGTGATGCCGGCGGACTACTCGGTGCCTGGGAAGAAGAGCACCGACAAGCTCGCCCCCTACGTCTCCTTCCTCGAGGGCGAAGAGACCGGGGTGCAGACCTCGAGATTCACCCGCATTCAAGGCAAGGGCATCCAGGTGGGCTGTGGTGGCAGCTCGATGCCCGGCGTGAATGAGGGGATCCGCGCCACGATCAACATGATTGGTGACCTGTCGGCCATGGTCCCCGGCGTGCCCCCGCTCGGCGGGGTCGCGGACGCCCTCATCTCGCCGATGTTCATGGACACCGTCGGCGCCTGGATGTCCGTGAAGAGCACGAAGCGGGCCCAAGAATCGGGGTGGATCCGATACTTCGAATCCTTCCACGACGGCGCGAATCAGGCGTATACGCTCAGCTCGTTGATGGCGTTGCGGGCCGGTTTCTGGGCCACACGCCCCCGGGTCGCGCACGAACTCTCGATCGCCGACGGCAGTCCGTGGTCCGTCGGCGACCAGGGCCGCGGCCACTTCTTCCTCGACGACCGCATCAGCGCCCAGGCGCCCGGTGACTGGACCGGAGGCGTGCACGTTGATCGGGTGCGATCACTGACACTCGCCTGGGACCGCGACAACCCGGCCGAGTGGATGCCGGTGATCGGCGACAACTCCGCACTGAAAGAACCCGCCCAGCGCGCCATGGAAAAGCTCGAGGGCGTGCTCTCCGCCATCCACACCCTGGGTGTGTTCTGATCCCGCAAAGGAGAACCCGCATGGCATTACGCGAGGGGGAATTCCCCACCGCTGAGAACTGCGACATCACCATCCCCGAGGAGGCGTGGCTCCCAGCTTTGATGGCCATCCCCGGCATCAACGGTGCGCCGATGCCGTATCCGGTCAAATACCTCAAGCTTCTGTCGAAACGCCTGTACGACTACGGCGGACCACCGAATCTCGAGGTGCGATCGACGTGGTATCACCCTCCGGCGGCCGGTGACCTGTCCCCGATGTTCGCGGCCGGAGAGTGGAAGGATCATCCGCCGGACCCGAACGAGGCGGCCGGGATCGACCTCACTTCCCTGTCGAAGGTGATGCAGGACGAGGTGCGGCGCCAGGCACTCGAACTCGATGCCGAGTCCACACCACCCCAGGAACCGGCACCGGCGAGCGTGACGGAACCCCCGAAGTGGCCCGAGAAGATACGTGTGCACTTCCTCGCGAAGAAGCTCGGCCACACCAGCAGTGAGGTCCTCGACATCTGCCACGAAATCGGGGTGCCCGCCAAGTCGGCACAGTCATCGATCCCCGGGAACCGTTGTGCGGCAATCCGCGACCAGCTCCGCATCAAGGCAGCACTCGCACGACGCGGCGCAGGCGGTGTGTCGTGACCACACCCAGCGAGGAATCCCCCGACGATGCACTGGCCCCCGAAGGATTCGCGGCATGGCAGGCGATGACCAAGGAAGACGTTCGCGCGAAACTACGTAATCCGCTGAGCGGCTTCCAGAACGCGCAGGATCTGGACAAGCAAAAGTGGAGTGATGCGAATACGGAGATAGTCAGCCTGTGGACCGACGTGAACGGGTTGGGTGGGCGCACAGACCTGCTGGAAGGGGTTGTGGCCTATGGCAACGCCGTTATGGGGAAAAACCAGTGGCTTGTGAATTCATCGGTCCCGTTGCCATTTTCCTTGACGATCGGCCCGATGAAAGGCGTGGAACAGGTCACAACGGGGTCCGGTTCCGGATTCAAAATGTTGTCCGAAGGGTGTTGGCGGGTGGACGTATTCACCCTGGTGGACGGCACCCCTTTCACGGGGAGCAACGATTGCGAACTGGACATTCGGGTGGAATGCCCAGACGGATCCGAGTATGAGACCAAACGATTCGTGCTGGAGTTGGGGTCCACCGCCCCCGGTTTCGGCACCAACCAGAAGGGCACCATCGGCGGGCCGCATTCGTTTGTGGTCCCGGACCCGGATTATCGGGTGTTCGCCATCGGTCGTTCGTCACGGTGGCGTCGATACATGGGCGGAACCCTGTACTCCATGTTTTCCATCAACAAATGGGACACCCAGGTGACCGATCAGGCACCGTCCGAAGTGGACGACAGCGACAACGCCCCAAATTAGTTCCTCCCCCGTACGTCTTATTCTCCGCGGTCGCTGGACCGCCCCCGCGTTAGGAGCTTCTCGCGTGCAGGAAATCAACCAGCTCGGCATCTCCCCGAACCACAGCAGCCGACACGGTTCTCGTGTACGGCTTTTCGTGCTACACACCCAGGAAGGGGGCGGCACCGCGCAGAGCCTCGCGGGCTACCTACAGCGGGCCTCGTCTGGTGTGTCGTACCACTACTCGATCGACGATCACACCTGCATCGACGTCGTCGACACGGATCGGGCGTCGTGGTCGGTGCTCGACGCGAACGGTTACTCGATCAACTTGTGCTTCGCGGGCAGCCGTGCGAGTCAGTCGCGGCAGGTCTGGATCGAGAGCTACGGCAAGGCGATCGACTACGCGGCCAAGCTGTTTGTGCAGGACGCGAAGAAGTACGGCTTCGACGCCCGCACGATCGGCTGGGACGAGCTCGGGCTGGGGTACTCCGGCGGGACCGACCACATGGGCGTCACCAAGGGTCTCGGTATCGGCAACCACACCGACTGCGGGCCGAACTTCCCCTGGGATATCTACCGTGCGGCGATCACCAAGCACGTTCTCGGGGAGACTGCCCCGGTGCCCGCCCCAGCGCCCGAGGTGATCACGGTCTCCGCGAACCTACTCGAGGCATACCGCGAACTCGGCGGCGAGGACGGGCCGCTCGGACGCCCAGTAGCAGACCACACCGTTCTTACCACCCCGGACGGACAGCCGTGGGGTGAGGTGCAGGGCTTCGAACGCGGCGCACTCTATCGCCGCCACGGTCAGCCCGGGCATGCGATCTGGGGGCAGATCCGGGAACGCTGGAACCGCGCCGGTTTCGAGAACGGAACCTTCGGCTGGCCGACCTCTAACGAATACCCCGCCGAGGACGGCATCGGCCGTATCCAGGACTTCGAGCACGGCCGCATCGTCTGGTACCCGGACGGCACCGTCGGACTTCAGCCCACAGACGGACCGGACACCCTCGTCCCGGACCTCCACTGACAAGGAAGAAAAATCATGAGCATCCTCACCACACTCCGTGAATCCGAGCCGGTCCGGCTCTACGTCTATCCAATCCTCGTCGTCCTTGTCGGTGTCCTGCTGGCACGCGGGGTCATCGACGCGCAGATCGCCGACCTGATCACCGCGGCCGCCACCGGCATCCTCGGTATCACCGCCGCCGAGGCCGCACGAGCGAAGGTCACCCCCGCCGCGAGGGTCGCCGAGGCGGTCGTCGACGTCGCCGACCGGGTGCAGCGCGCCGGCGCCTCCCCGCAGGTGCAGGCCGTCCTCGATCGGGCGCGGGCCGCGGTGACGAACCTCGGCACACCCCACCGGGTCGGGGAGTAGGGGGCGGTGCCCCCGGGTTTCCAGCCCGAGCACCTGTCCAGTCCCACGATCCTCCTCGGGCTCGTCGTCGTACTGATCCTCGCCGGCGCCCTCGTCCCACGGTGGCTGCACAAGTCGGTCATGACGAGGGCGGACAAGGAACGTGACGACTGGCGAGACACGGCCACCAAACAGTCCGAGCAAATTTCCGAACTCCTCGAACAGTCCAAGACGGCGCTCCATATCGGCGAAGAGATCAAGCGTCTCGCCGAGAGGGGCGATGACTGATGCGCTGGCGGAAGTGGAAACGCGACAACCAGGGACTCGATGAGGCGCGCCGCGCACTCGAACGCGCCCGGGATCGCGACGTGGAGATCGCCGAGTTGGGGCGCAAGCATCGAAAAATGCTTGCGGTGAACGGCTTCGGTGAGTCCGCCGAGGCGGCGATCCTCGCACGAAGAGGGAGACAGGCATGAGAGCCGGAATGATCCTCACCGTCCTACTGGGGCTGCTGGTCATCGGGATCTACGACCCAGTGGCCCAGTACGGAATCCTCGTCACGGCACTGGCCGTCCTTTCCTGGACTTTCACACTCCTGTACGCCACACGCTCGAACTGGCGGATCACACAGGCAGGCAAGGCGCTGATGTCCACATCCCTGGGGCTGGCACTGCTGGGCACGCAAATCGTATCCGTGTGGTGGCTGGGCAACTACCGATTCTGCACCGACATTCGGGACGCCGTGGTCCTATACCTCGTGCTCACGATCCTGTATCGCATCCTGGTGCTATGGAAGATCCAGGGACGAGAGCGCGCCGAGTTGAAGGAGGAGCGATGAGCCTGGGATGGCAACCGAAGATCGACGACATATTCCTCTCATACGGGCAGGACTGGATCTTCGAACGCACCAACAAGTCCGGCACCCTCAACGCGGGCACCGAGATCTGGGTCGAGTGGCCCAACGGAACCCACTGGGACGGTGTGATCATCGGCGACACCGTGTCCTGGAAGGTCGAAGCCCAGGACGCCGACCTGATTCCGAGCGGCACGAAGTACACCATTCGGGTCCGGTACCCCGACGGCGGCGGAGTCGACCACACCAACTTCAACTGGTACGAGGGCCTCGCGCGTCGTCGCGGAGTCTGATCAGTCGGCGAATTCCACGCACCCCGCATCGAACCCGGTGCGGGCCCTCCCCTTTTGCGACAGGAGCCTGACATGTCCATTGCAGTAGCTGCAACCAAGAACGCCCTCGCCGAAACCTACGGCGCACTCGGCGGCTGGATCAGCGCCCACACCGGCGCACCCGGCACCAACGGCGCGAACGAAGCCAGTGGCGGCGCCTACAGCCGAAAGCAAACCACCTGGGGTACCGCATCGGGTGGCACCATCACCGGCTCGGAGGTCGAGATCGACGCCGAGGCAGGCACGTACACCGCCGCGGGCCTGTGGACCGCCGAGAACGGCGGCACATTCATCGACACCGTGGCCGTCGTCGCGACGACCCTCGGCGCGCCCGGGAAGCTGCGCGTCACCCCGACGTACACCCAAACGTAGGAGGCTCTGGTGCGCACACGCGGCGTGGAGGTATTCCCCGCACCAGATGTGGGCGTCGCCGAGTTCCCGCACGCCGATACCGCGGTGATCGACTTTCCATCCGTGGACTCCGTGGTGGTCGACTTCCCGCCGCCGCCAATCCCGATCATCGAGGGCGTCGCCCACTTCACCGGCACCGGGCGGCTGTCGATATCGGTCCTGGCGATCGGCATCACCGCGCCCGAGTTCATGGGTGAGGGCATGGCGTCTGCGGGCATGTACGCATTCGGCGGCGTCAAGGAATTGGCAGCGGCGTTCACCGGCAACGGCGAGGCGTCCATGGAACTCGCCGTCGTTCTGACAGCAGACTTCAGTAGCGAGGGCGCTGCGACCAGCATGCTCGTGCCCGCGCTCGAGGCGGCGTTCACCGGCGGAGGCACGACGAGTGTGGCGCTGTCCGCGACCGCCCACCTCGACGCCGGCTTCGGCAGCGAGGGCACGACGAACGCAGTCATGGGCGTCGAGGGCGGCGCCTTCCCCGTCGCGGCGAACTTCTCCGGCAACGGTGACGTCGTGGCGCAGATCGTTCCGGTGCAGTACATGGCAGCCGGGTACTCCAGCGCGGGCACCCTCTCTGCCGACATGGTGGAAATACAGACCCTGCCGGCCACCTTCACCGGCGCCGGTCAATTCTCGGTGCAGACGGCACCCGCCCTCGATGCCGAGTTTTCCGGGGCCGGGTCGGCGACGGCGGACATGGAACTCTCCGAAGTTGCGTCTGCGGGTATGCAGAAGTCCGGCGTCTACGAACCAACCGTTGGCCGATCGCGAGTCACCGGCTGGGCGGTCAAAGACGGCTATGCCGGGAGCGTGATCTTCGACAACAAGCTGGTGGTCGCCGGCGCCGGAGAGGCGACGATCACCGGATACGTCGAACGTGCGACGATCATCGGGATGCAGGCGTGGTTATGTGTGAACGACATCGCCGTGGCGACCGGTACAGCCCCGTTTACGCTCCCCCTAGGCTTGACGCTCACTGCCACCGTCGCGCTCAACGCGGGCGACACGGTGAGCTGGGAGATGCACGCCGACCTCTCCGGCGTGCCAAGGATCATCGAGTCCAGCTACATCACGATCGCCCCCGCATAACAGACTGAAACGCCCCCACTCCCTTCGCGAGAGTGGGGGCGTTTCGGCGTCTCTGCAGGTTGGCGGGCTGCTGGGGTTAAGCCTTGGCCAAGGCGGCGAATTGCTTCATGGGTCAGAATCCTCCTGCCGCATTGATCATGCTCAACGCGATGAAGATGATCACTGACGAGATTAGGATCGATCCGATTATCGCAGGCATGATCTGCGACGGCCTAACCTCTACGTGAATTACAGGATCTCGCGTGGCTTCGGTCCACCTGGACCCATTCCAGTAGCGCTGTATGGTCGGATTCTCAGGGTCGATGCGCCACCCTGCGGGCATTGGAGTTTGCTCAGTCACTCCCGATTCATACCAGACGGACCGGACGTTACGGATGCCTTCCGGGGCGTGCACCCCGGGGGCGTCGTCGCGTCCGGGTGCGACACGACAACGCCCCCCACCGTCGAGTGGGGGGCGATTCGCCGTTCCGTGGGAACCGAACGCCGGGCCGCTGCGTCACACCAGATATGGACCCCGAAGAAGCGGCCGCGATCCGCGATGAAGGCGGAGACCCGGACGACCCGAAACCTCTGGAGGCCATCGACTTCGTGCGCTGGGAATTGGCGATGCTCCGTGACCGCGACGAAGACGCCCCCACGTCGGGATGAGGCAGGGGCGTGTCAGCGTTGGAGCTAGCCGGAGATGACCTCCCACCGAGTCAACTCGAATTCCTCGGACGGCTTCCCGTTCCAGAGATGCATCTGGAAGTCAGAATCCTTGACCTTCACATCATTGATCACCTCGTCGCCATCGACCTGATAGCTCTCGACCCACACCTTCGAGATCTGGCCGGAAAGGGGTGAGGCCTTGAGCGCTTTCGCGTATGCCGTCGCGATAGGGCGAAGATCGTCTGCCGTCGTGACGGCGGGGTCGCATATGTCGATCGCCGCGCCGAACATGCCCGGCTCGCCGCTGATCGCGGTGTACCGCCCGCCGACGAGGATCGCATCGTCTGGCAAAGGGACGGAAGAGGCTGTCGCCGCGAAGTCGGCGTTCTCGATAGCGATGGGGTCCGAGCAGGATGCGGCCGACGTCGATGCGCCTGAATCGCCGCACGCGCCGAGCAGTAGCACGGCGGTGGACGACAGGGCGATTGTGGCGATTGTCCGATTCATCCGCGAATCAAACCACACACCCCGCTTCTTGGCATGACAACGCCCCACCTCGGGAAGGTGGGGGCGTTTCGTCGTCTCTAGGGGCGTGTCAGCCACCCACCCGGTCGGTATGTGATGGCAGCATCAGCTCCCGCACAACGCAACATCACCGACGAAAGAGGAATCCTTGAAGACATCCGTTCGCGCCGCGATAACCGCAGTGGTCGCCGCCCCGCTCCTGGCTACCGTGTTCGCGGCACCTGCCCAGGCTGCACCCGAGGACGTCACCCTCTCGGCGACAACCGAGGGCAAGGACATGATCGTGACCATCACCAACAACAGCGAGTCGAAGATCGAGTGCACTACGTACACATCCCGGCCTATATCCGGCAATTTGGGGAGCTTTATGTTTCGCGACGTCATCATGGATGTCGAACCCGGCAGCGCGGATAGTGTGAGGGTTACCGCCAAGGTGCGCGGGGAACACACCATCGATTGGTCTTGTGACGCTTCCGATGGCGGCGAGCGTTGGGGGACATTCGTGGGCACGGCCGAGCCATTCGAGATCACCTTCGAAGATCGAACCTTCGGCAGCGTAAACGTAATCGTCAGCCAGCTGCTGGAATCGATCTTCGACAGCTGACCCGAGACCACGAAGGCCCCGCCACACCGGCGGGGCCTTCACCTCGTTCGGCCGGACTTCCATTCAGACGTTGAGACGCCCCCACCTTCTCAGGTGGGGGCGATTCGTCGGGCGTGTCAGCCCGCCTGCGCCTTCGCAACCCAGCCGCGCACTGCGTTCCCGGAGGCTCCGATCTGGCGCCCGGCTTCGCGCTGCGAAACCCCGGCTGCGACGAGTGCGAGGGCCTCTGCGATCTGCTCAGGGGTGTACTTCGCGGCGGTCGGCGGCTTCACACTGAGCACCTCGGGCTGCGCAGCTTCGCGGGGGACGAGGTGCAGCTGCGAGGTGCGTGCGACGTCCTCGGCCTCGACGTGCGGCTGCGAGTTCCAGTCGCCCTTCGCGGGTGCGACGTGCGAAGCGTGCAGGTCGGAAGCGGTTCGCACTGCGCGGTCGGCCGGCGCACTGCTAGGTGCGACGTCGGGCGTGCTCTTCGCGGGTGCGTTGCTCGGCTGCGACATCACGGTTTCGGCTGTGCTCTTCGCAGGCTCCTTCGCGGGTGCGCTCTTCGCAGTGGCACTGCGCGCAGGCTCCGGTGTGGGCTGCGAGTTCGCAGTCGGTGCGAGGTGCGCACCCTCGGCTGCGAGTTCGCGTTGCAGCTTCACCGCGAGGTGAGGGATGGCGAGCAGAAACAGCGGCGGCACCACCGACACCGCGGCGGAAGCGAGAGGCGGCAACGCCCCAGGAGGCGGCTGCTCACCCGGAAGCAAGGCAGTCGCAACAGCCGCAATGACCGACACCCCGGTGCCGGCCAGGAGGAGACACCAGGCATACCCACGTGAGCGCATCCGCATCACACCAACCGTTGCCGCGACCGCGAGACCGTCAACGATCAGCGGCCAAAGTAACGCCATGACTGGGCTGTAGCCGCCACGGCCCGCAAGCTCGGTCAACTTGCTGTAGGAGAGCACGAACGCCAAAGCGGCGAGCGCGTAGGTCAGGCCGACCATCACGACAGCATCGAAACGGAGGCGGGTCACCGGTTGCCCTCCATCCGTGCGCGGGGCAGGAGGTTCGGTCGGCAGGTCGGGCAGGCGGTGTCGGCGTCGAGCCAGCCGTTGTCGCACTCGCAGGCGGGTTTGAGCTGCACGGTCAGGAATCCGGGAGCGGGAAGCGCCTTCCACGACTCGATCCAGGCGTTCGCGAACTTCGCCGGGTCCATCGGCCGGTGCTGGGCCTTGGCGTGTGCTGCGAGGGCCTGGGCGCCGTGGAGGTCGATCAGGTGGCGGATCGCTGTCCGGTCATGGGCCGAGAGCCGATCGAAGCGGGCAGCGAGTCCCACTGCCCGGATCACGGATTCGAGTTCGTCGATCCGGGTGGTTGTTTCATCGAGTTCGCCGCCGCCGCTCGCAGCTGCTGGCGGTTCTTGGGGGTTCAATGATGGTTCGGGTGTCACCGGTGCCAGGGTTGGGGTGTCACCCACGCCAGGGTTGGCGGTCACCGGTGCCAGGGTTGGCGACTCAACCCGGTCAATTTGACAGGGTGTCATTTTGACGGGGTTGGTGACCTGTGGATAACTGTCCGTATCCGACCCCAACCCGGTCGATTTGCCGGGGTTGGTGATGATCCGGTAGCGGTTCGTGGCGCGTCCGCGTGAGAAGCCTTCGCGGACGAGGAGTCCGGCATCCTCGAGCTTGCGTACCGAGCGACGTGCTGTCGATTCACTGCACCGTGCGCGGCGTGCGACCGAGTCGATCGACGGCCAGCACAGGCCGCTGTCGTCGGCCCAGTCGGCCAGACACAGCAGCACGAGCGTCTGAGTGGAGTCCTTCACCGGGGCCTCGTCGAGGACCCATGTCATCATGCGGATGCTCATCGGGTCACCACCGTGGTGCCGAGGGTCTCCCACTCGTGGGCATCGAAGAAGAGGTTCGCTTCGAGCTGCTGATGGATCAAGCCGTGGACGGCGGCGATCGGATCAGAGCTGGGGGTAATGGTGGCGAGGTATTTTAGAGCGTCCTCGAAACGCTGCCCCATGAGCTGTGGGCGCGTGTAGATACACGTATGCTGATGCAC